TCTAACTCTATTACAAGTGATACTAATGACTTTGTAAGAATTGTAGGGTACGCCTTAGGGAATAGTAAAATTTATTTCTGCCCAGATAACACTTATATTCAAAACGCTTAATAATGCCAGCTTTAAGTTATGCGACAATAAACCCTAGCTATCAAGGTGCTATCATTGGCGACTCAGATACAACGTGGGATGGGGCTAGGGGGGCTACAAATGGTTCGGCATATAATTATACCACGTCGACTGACGCAAACGCTGCGGTACGTATTAATTACGAAAGCGCCAAGGGCGTAAGCTACTGGACAATAAACAGGTCATACCTGTACTTTGACGTATCGTCAATAAGCGGGACCGTAGACTCAGCCGTCTTAAAAATTGCAGGGGTCTCTTATAATACGGCGGATATAATTGTTGTGGCAAGCACAGCCTTTAATGGTACGGGCAATGCCTTGATAGGGACAGACTTTGATAACGTGGCCTTCGACACACCCTACTCGGCTCAGGTTGCTACGTGGAACTTAAACTCGTATAATAATATATCGCTAAACTCTGCAGCCTATTCGGCTATCGCTGGGTCAAGCGTATTTAGGGTTGCTATTATTGAGCACGATTTTGATTACTCAGACGTAAGCACAACCACTACACCAAGGTCTGGCATATGGTTTGCCGATAGCACCTACCCAATAGAGCTTTACGTTGGATATGTTCCAAGCGGGTACGGCGACAATGTAAACGGAGTCTCTGGGTCGAGCATTGCTTCGGTCAATAGCGTGAGTGCCTCCAGCATCGCTAACATTAACGGCGTATAATAAATAATTTTGTATATTTGCACACATAAACACACACTAAGATGACAACATTCGATTGGAACTGCAAGACAGTAGACGTATACCCTACATCTGGCGACAACACAGACGTGGTATACAACGTACACTGGCGTGTAACTGGTACATCTGATCAGGTAGATGCAGATGGAAATGCCTACACAGCAACTAGCATCGGTACTCAAACCCTAAACACCGAAGAGATCGTGGACTTCGTACCATTCGAGGACCTGACAAACGAGCTTGTAGCAGGGTGGGTACAGGCCGCTATGGGCGAGGAGGCTGTGGCTAACTTAGAGGATAGCCTGAACAACCAGATCGACGCCCTTATCACACCGACCAGTGTGACAAAGACTATTGAGTAATCACTAATAAATCAAATAAAATGGAGAAGATCACTGAAGAGCAGTTGAAGCAACTGCAAGAACTTGTTGGCACGATCAACAACGCACAGTCACAGCTGGGTGGCATCGAGATGCAGAAGCATCAGCTACTACACCAGGTTACAGAGGTGCAGGCAAAATTAAACGAGGCTCAGGCTGAGCTTGAGAAGGAGTACGGCAAGGTGTCTATCAACCTGCAGGACGGGACAATCACCAAGGAGGACGAGGAGTCTACAGAGGAGTAAGATGGATATCAGGAAGATATCTATAGGGGCGGACTACAAGTCTAGCTCTATGCATTACATACATGGACAGGAGGTACTCAACGGTGAGTACCTCATCCATTTAATACAGTATGACGACGTGTCTGACTCGTATAAGATTTGGATCGAGCGCGATGGGGAGATACTCCTCTGGAAGCGATTCAATCACAACATGCCTGTCTCTATAGAGTACAACATAAACTTCTAATGAGATCACCGACCGACTTCATTGTACGCCCGTATAATGGCAGGAGGTATGACAACATTAAAAAGCTTGGAGATGTCGAGCTGATCACCAGCGCATCCCAGGAGGATCATACCGTATCCAACCGTTACGCTACGGTCGTCGCCACACCTATAAACTACTCTGGGGAGATAGAACCAGGTGACACGCTCATCGTACACCACAATGTATTCAAGTACTTCTACGACATGAAGGGCCGTCAGAAGAGCGGAAGGAGCTTCCTGATGGATGACTTGTTTTTGGTCGAAGACTACCAGTACTACATGTACAAGCACGATGGTGTATGGAAGGCCAAGGATGAGTTCTGTTTTATAAAGCCGACCCCCAAGGAGGAGTTCTACGTATACAGCCCTGGCATCGAGCAGCCGCTCATGGGTAGGGTCAGATACACAAATAATATTTTACTATCTTACGGTATAGATTCCGGAGATATTGTATCGTTCAAGCCAGACGCTGAGTATGAGTTCAATGTCGATGGAGAGAAGCTATATAGGGTAAGGACAGACTGGATCACATGGACTCAAGAAAGATAAAGGTAGAGATAATACGTGCCGCAGAGCAGGCGGTGAAGGAGCTTGTCAAGGTTGCGCAGGAGAAGATTATAAAGAAGGACTTCGACGATCTATCTCCAGAGCTTGCAGCAGACAGGCTTAAGAACGCCGCCGCCACAAAGAAGCTGGCTATATTTGACGCCTTTGAAATCCTATCAAGGATTGAGGCTGAGAAGGCTATGCTTGAGGACGACACCTCTAGCGATAAAGACATGAGTAGTTTTGCTGAAAGAAGAGCTAAATAATGTCATACCGCTCTCGGTCATAAAGACCAAGAAGTTTGAGTACGGGTACAACGAGAAGTACGACGTGGTCGTGATCTCTCGCGATGGTACTGTAGGTCAGGTGTGGAACATTAACGGTGTCAAGATAGCGCTACCAGCTGTACCTAAGAAAGTCTACAAGAGGAGCGGTAAAAAAGCGGAGCAGTACTGGGAACCGTTTGAGTACCCAAAGGCACTCCAAAAGATACGCTCCATATTCCAATGGAACCAAGCACCTAAGGAGTTCAAGACCAAGTGGGTCGACTACATTGAGGAGGAGTTTGACAGGAGGGAGCAGGGGTTCTGGTTCTACAACAACGGGGTACCTACATACATAACCGGCACGCACTACATGTACCTGCAGTGGACTAAGATCGATGTCGGGCACCCAGACTTTCGTGAGGCTAATAGGATATTCTTTATATTCTGGGAGGCGTGCAAGGCTGACTACAGAAGCTTTGGCATGTGCTACCTAAAGATACGTCGATCTGGGTTTTCATTCATGTCGTCCGCCGAGAGTGTCAACACAGCCACACTGGCTAAGGATGCGAGGGTTGGTATACTGTCAAAGACAGGGGCCGACGCCAAGAAGATGTTCACCGACAAGGTGGTACCGATCTCTAGCAACTACCCGTTCTTCTTCAAGCCGATACAGGATGGTATGGACAAGCCTAAGACAGAGCTGGCCTACCGTGTACCTGCCTCTAAAATCACCAAGAAGAATATGTACGACATCGACGACGATGCTATGGCAGGTCTCGATACGACGATCGACTGGAAGAACACGGACGACAACTCCTACGACGGTGAGAAACTTCTACTCTTGGTTCATGACGAATCGGGCAAGTGGCTGAAGCCCAACAACATACTAAACAACTGGCGGGTCACGAAGACCTGTCTCAGGCTGGGTAGTAGGATTATAGGCAAGTGCCTTATGGGGTCCACGTCAAACGCGCTAGACAAGGGTGGTGACAACTTTAAGAAGCTGTACTACGAATCTGACCCGACAAACAGGAACGCCAACGGACAGACAAAGAGCGGCCTCTATGGTCTGTTTATACCTATGGAGTGGAACCTAGAGGGGTTCATAGACAGGTACGGCAACCCTGTAATCGAGACGCCAAGCAAGCCTATCGAGGGTGTGAACGGTGAGTGGATCAAGCAATCTGCCGTAGACTACTGGGAGAACGAGGTGGCGTCGCTTAAGAACGATCCTGATGCGCTCAATGAATTCTATAGACAGTTCCCTAGGACCGAGTCTCACGCCTTTAGGGACGAGAGCAAGTCCTCTATATTCAACCTGACGAAGATATACCAGCAGATGGACTACAACGACAACCTCATCAGGGATCGTGTTTTGACGCGTGGCTCGTTCCATTGGAGGGATGGAAAGAAAGATACAGAAGTGATATGGGTGCCAGACGATAGGGGTAGGTTCCTTATCTCTTGGATACCGAACGTAAAGATGCAGAACAAGTATGAGGTGCGCAACGGTATGAAGTTCCCAGGCAATGAGCACCTAGGGTCCTTTGGCTGTGACTCGTACGACATCTCTGGAACTGTAGGTGGAGGTGGGTCTAACGGCGCCTTGCACGGGCTGACTAAGTTTCATATGGACGACGCACCTGTCAACCAGTTCTTCCTAGAGTATGTCGCTAGACCGCAGACGGCTGAGATATTCTTCGAAGATGTACTTATGGCCTGCGTCTTCTATGGTATGCCACTGCTTGCGGAGAACAACAAGCCTCGTCTACTGTATCACTTCAAGAACAGGGGGTACAGGAAGTACTCTCTCAACAGGCCAGACAAGCCTAGTAGGAACCTGTCTAAGACAGAGAAGGAGCTCGGTGGTATACCTAACTCATCTGAGGCGGTGAAGCAGGCGCACGCGTCGGCTATAGAGACATACATAGAGAAGTACGTAGGGCTTGATACCGAGGGCAACTACAGGTCTCCAGACGAGATGGGGTCGATGTACTTCTCAAGGACGCTACAGGACTGGGCTAGGTTTGATATTAACAACCGAACGAAGTTTGATGCATCTATAAGTTCAGGGCTTGCGATCATGGCAAACCAACAGCATCAGTATCATGCGGTTAAAAAAGAATCAAAAATAAGCATTAACTTTGCAAGATACCAAAATAAAGGACATTTAAGTGAATTAATAAGATAATGAAGAACATTGAAATACAAGTACAGTCTACAAGTTTTCCTAATCAATTTGCTTCAGACGCAGAAAAAGAAACGTTAGAATATGGTTTGCAAATAGGTCAAGCCATACAATATGAATGGTTTAGAAATGGAGGAGGAGCTTATTCTTGTCGTTTTTATGATCAATATAATAGATTTTTACAATTAAGACTATACGCTAGAGGAGAACAGTC